AAGGCTGCTACTGCGTATCGACGAACTACACAAGCTAAGACCGGACAGCTTGATATGCGAAAGCTATATGCATACAAGTTAAAAGATGATTTGTTTCGTACTATGACTATTACTAAAAATGAAAAGAATCATGGTATGGTTCTTCTTCTTGATTGGTCTGGTTCAATGGCTGAGCATCTCCAACAAACGCTTGAGCAAATGATCAATCTAGTACTATTTTGCCGCAAAGTTCAGATTCCATTTCAAGTTTTTGCTTTTTCTGATCGTTTGCCCACCGACGATCTTGATGTTTACCGAGGTAAAAAACAAATTCATATTAATGAATTCAATAGTATTGATGGCACCAAATCAAATATGCATCTTCTAGAATTGTATAATCATAAGATGTCATTGACTGAAACAAATAAGATGCATGTCGCTTTACTTAATAGGTATGTTCAGTGTAAGTATACGCTTGATTCGACTCCATTGAATGAGGCAATGATGTATCTTCGCGAGTATCTTCCAAAGTTTAAAACAAACAATAACATTGAAAAGATTACTGTTGTTACACTAACAGACGGTCGATCAAATATGATTAGACGCTCTGATTTTTTAAGCAAAAACGTTATTGATAGTAATCTTTTCACACAAAAGTTTTTTATCTCAAGTGAAAATACTAAAAAGAATTATGAATTTATTGGTTATCAAAGTTGCACTTTAACTAACGCACTAGCCCAAATGATTAGAGATGAAGTTAAAGCAACTTTGATTGGTTTTCATATAACAGATACATCAAAACATGATTTAACTGAAGCAATCACAAATCATATTGCAATTGGTTCTACAGCCGCTAAAAGAGTAGCAGAGTCTCTTCAACCATTTATGCGTAAGGAGAATTTTACTAGCATCGTGACTCCGGGGTTTAGTAAGTTCTTTTTAATTGCAAAAAAGAAAGAAGTTGAAAATAAAACATTTGAACAATTAGATGGATCTGGTTCAGCATCTTCATTGGCAAAGCAAATGACTAAGATTATGAACAAAAACAAAACTTCACGAGTTTTACTAAACAATATGATCGACTTTATTGCCTAACGTATGTACATTAAATGACTTATTAGATATAATGGTTCTCATGATACTTAAGGAAAAAATCATGGAAACCGAAGTTCACAGCGGTAAGACCATTGTTGTCCGACATAAATTTGCTGCCGATGAAATTGAAGTTGGTAGCAAATGGATGAGCAGTGGCGGTAGTGTAGTTACCGTCTTTGAAAATGATGGTGAATGGATTACCTATCAATGGGAAGAAAGCACTGGCACTAAATATCACACTAAGGATTCTTTCTCTTTTCAAACTCGTTATTGCTTGATTATTGACTAATTTGAGGAATACTATATTATGAAGACACAACAAATGCAAAATTTTCTTGAAGTATTGTTTGAAACGTTTCCCGATGTTAAGGCAACCGGTGTTGTAAGTCGTAAGCAAATGCTTCAAGTGATGGAACAAACCTCAACCACAAAGTGGCCAGCAATGATTCTCGGTCAATCAGTTGGACGTGGTTTGTATGCGGTTAAGGGCAGTCTTGCCGACAAAGAACCTGAAATTCAATCTCAACCACAAGTTACTATGGATGTAACTGATCGCGATTCACTAATTCCTTTGGTTGATCCTTATTTTGTACCATTTGGTAATTATAGTGATGTATTGCAAGTCATTAAGACAGATCTTTTCTATCCGCTCTACATCACTGGGCCTACCGGCAACGGTAAGTCTACTATGATCGAACAGATCTGTGCTAAGCTAAAGAAGCCAATGATTCGGGTAAATCTTAATGCTCTAAGTGATGACGATCAACTTATTGGTTCAAAGACACTTGAAGATGGTAATGTCAAGATTGTGTATGGCCCAGTGCTTCTTGCAATGAAGCTTGGTTGTCCTCTACTCCTTGATGAAGTCGATGCAGGTTCATCAAATAGTCTACTCTGTTTGCAACCAATTCTTGAAGGTAAGCCATATTACTTCAAGCTCAATAATGAGATCATTCATCCTGCTTCGGGTTTTACCATCATTGCGACTGCTAATACTAAGGGCAAGGGCTCTGACGACGGTCGATACATTGGTACTAATCTGCTTAATGAAGCATTTCTAGAACGATTTGCTATTACGTTTGAGCAAGAATATCCAAGCGCAACTATTGAACTTAAGATTATTAATAAGCTCATGGAGCAATACAACTGTGTCGATCAAGAATTTGCTGAACTTCTTGTTAAGTGGGCAGATGCAATTCGTCGAACCTTTGAGGATGGTGGTGTTGATGAGAACATTACAACTCGCCGTATGATTCATGTTGTAAAGGCTTATTCGATCTTTAGGAACAAGAATAAGGCAATTGAACTATGCTGCAATCGTTTTGATCGTTCTACTAAGACCGCATTTATGGACTTGTTTGAAAAGATTTCTGATCCAACTGAGCCCGAGGTAGAAACTGAATCAACACAAGCATTTAATCCATATCCTACCGATATCCCATTTTAATTTTACAAGAATGTTATCTTATAGTATAATAACACTCTTAAATTATGGAGATTAAATTGGTAAAACGTCAAATTTCAAAGCAAGAACTTGAACAGTCACAACTTACAACATGCACTACGGGTCGTAAGTTTGATGGAGGTAAATTACAATTCAGTCTACTTCCACCAAAGTCTATTAAAGAAACTATTCGTGTGCTCCAATACGGAGCTGAAAAGTATGAAGTTGGTAATTGGAAGGTGGTACCAAATGCCAAGCAACGGTATTTTGATGCCGCAATGCGTCATTTATGGGCATATAATGAAGGTGAAGTACTAGATCCCGAAACTGGACTTTCTCATTTGGCCCATGCGATTTGTAGTATAATGTTTATTTTAGAATTAAATTTAGAAGAACAATCTGGAGATTAATTATGAAGCTATCACGTGACACCCTCTCAAAGCTTAAGAACTTTTCTGAAATTAATAACAATATTCTAATTAAGACTGGTTCGCGGCTAACAACCGTTAATGCTTGGCCTCCTTCACTATTTGCTGAAACCTCAATTGAAGAATCATTTGATGTCTCTGAAGAAGGTTTTGGTATTTACGATCTACCAGAATTTCTTGGTTTGGTAAGCCTATTCACTGATCCTGAACTTACATTTAATGATAAGTATATCACTATCAGTGAAGGCGATACAAGCATTAAGTATTTTGAAGCAAATAAGAGTGTTTTGACTTATTCGCAAAAGGATATTAAGTTTCCTGAATCAGATATCGATTTTTCAATTACTTCAAATACTCTATCAAGCATTCGTAAAACCGCTGCAATGTTGAAAACTTCAACTGCGACAATCATTGGTGAGAATAATAAGATCTCAATTCAAGTTGGCGACCGTAAGAATGCAACAGCAAATACATTTACTTCGGTTGTTGGTGAAACCGATAAGGAATTTACTGTTATTCTAGATGTTGATCGGCTGAAGTTTATTCCAAGCGATTATGATGTTTCAATTTCTTCAAAGAAGCTTTGTAGGTTTGTAAATCCAACAACTAACACTACATATTATGTAGCAGTTGAAACTGGTACTACTTTTAACTTTTAAGAAAAAACTATATTATGAGTGTAACTGCAAATCAAAATGAGTTTTTGTGGACAGAGCGATATCGCCCGCAAAATATCGATGAATGTATTCTTTCACCAAGTCTAAAAAAGACTTTTAAGGATATCGTTGCACAAAGTGAATTGCCTAATCTTCTTCTTTGTGGTACTGCCGGTGTTGGTAAGACTACTGTAGCAAAAGCTCTATGTAATGAAATTGGAGCAGAGTATCTATTCATCAATGGATCCGACGAAGGTCGTTCAATTGATGTACTTCGAACCTCAATTAAGGGCTTTGCTTCAACAGTATCTCTTACCAATGCTAAGAAGGTAGTAATTATTGATGAAGCGGAATTTATGAATGCTCAAACCATTCAACCTGCTCTTCGTGCTTTTATTGAAGAATTTTCAGAGAATTGCCGCTTCATCTTTACTTGTAACTTTAAGAATCGAATTATTGAACCACTGCATTCACGATGTTCAGTTATTGATTTTAAGATTGATGGTGCTGAAAAACCAAAGATCGCGGCATCTTTGTTTAGTCGTGTCACAGAAATTCTAAAGTTAGAACAAATTGAATTCGATCCAAAGACTGTTGCTAAGCTAATTGAGACTCATTTCCCGGATTTCCGTAGAGTTCTTAATGAACTTCAACGGTATTCTGTATCTGGTAAGATTGATACCGGAGTTCTTATCAACCTTAGTAATGAGTCCTTTAAAGAGCTAGTTAAGAATCTTAAGGAAAAGAACTTTACCGATGTTCGCAAGTGGGTTGGTAAGAATTCGGATCTAGATTCTACTTTCTTGTTTAGAAATCTATATGACTCTTCAATGGACATGCTAGAAAAGCAAAGTGTTCCGGCTTTGGTTCTTATTCTCGCAGAATATCAATATCGTGCTGCTTTTGTTGCAGATGCCGAGATAAATATTATGGCCTGTCTAACGGAAATTATGTCTCAATGTAAATTTGTATGATTATAGATCTAATTATTTTAATTACTGGATTGATTATCGGTTTTGCTTATGGTGCACATCATGCAAAAAAGATTTTTACTAATATTTTAGATAGTGCTATTGAAGATAGTCAACCAAAAGAAGAAAAAAATGATTTAGTTGTTAAGGTTGAAAAGCATGGTAATATGTTTTATCTGTATGACAATGAAACAGATAAGTTTATTATTCAAGGCTCTAACAAAGAAGAAATCGTTAATTTTTTACAAAAAACTTTTCCAAGTATCAGAGTTCTAGTTACAGCGGAAAGCGCAAAATTGGTAGACTTTAAGTGAACGCATTCGATTTTCTTACCGCCATTAATCAAACTGAAGAGGATTTATTTAAAGATCCTCAAGCGTCAAAAGATTATAATTCGTTTATTGTAAATCGTGGTTTATCTTATTTTCAAGATACTATCATTTATGC